CATCGGGTCGGTTCGCAATGTCCTTGGGTCTCCGTTCCAGACCCAGACGCAAGCTCTCAACACGACCTTCGACCTGTTGCTGCGCCTCAAGCGTGGCCTGAGACTGTGGCGTCAGGGTCTGCCGGACCGTGGGGATGTCGCCTTCATAGGTCACGGTCTGCGTGCCAAGCGGCCCGATGATGTTCGGGTTGCTCAGGCGCGCCGACGTGCGCGCGGCCTCTACGTTGGCGGCGCCCTGCTCACGAGCGGCGCCGACATAGTCAGGCATCGGGGGCGGGGAGGCGGACTTTCCCATTGTGGCGATCTCCAAGGAAACGGCACGCCGCGGCGTCGAGCGTGCAGATTAGCATATCGCCGCCGGGGACGGCATCACGCAAGCGCGCCTCTTCTTTGAATCCAAAGCGGCGCAACAAATTGATGCTTTTCGTGTTTGCCGACGACGCAGTCACGACGATTTTGCGCGCGGCAAGACGGCGAAACGGATAATCGAAAATGGCGCGCACGAAACCCGGCACAAGCGGTTTGTCGGCCGCGATCTGGGCCTCAATGCTGACGCCGTTCCAGTCGCGATACGCAACGCCTGCCGTCAGGATGCCGTCGCTTTCCCAGCCAATCGCAACCATGCAGACCGGGTCGAAAAACCCGCCAATGCGATTGGCGACCCAATGTCCAACCGCGGGGCCCTGGACGATCATATGCCCTGCCATCCAGGCATGAACACAACGTCGGTTGCGGCCCATTCCAACGAGATGTTCTTGCTGCTCGACTTAAAAGCGATGCCGCCGCAATAGCCCACACCCGTAACGCCCTGCCAGTTGATCGTGAGCGTCTGGCCGTACTGCCAGAGCGACGAATCCCAGATCGCAGTGTCCCAGAGCGCTCCGGACGAGGGCGCGACATAAGCAACCGCTGCGGTCGTGTCAGCGGTGTCGAAATCGACGTTCATGCCGATGCTGACCGACGGCGATCCGTCTGCAAACAGGTTCGGCCGCGCCCTGGTGAATATCTTTTTTTGCCCGCGCGCGCCAAAGTAGTTGAAGGCCTGCAGGGCATTCGCGCTGATGGGCAGCCCGTTGTCGGCGTGGTCATCGGTCCAGGCCTTGCCGACGTAATCGGGACCGCCAAAATACAGATCCTGCTTGTGCAGGACGAAGCAGTTGGCCGGCCAATTCGTGAACTGACACCAGCTTTCGACGATGGTGTTCATCACATATTGCTGCTGCGATCCCACGGCCACTGGCACGTTGACAATGACCGCGTTGTATTTGGGCGCAACGCAGATTTCCCAGCCGAAATTTGCCTGATACGCGGTTGTTGCGGTGGCAAAAGCGCCTTGGATTTTGTCGGTCAGCGCTACGGATTGCGGCGCCGCTCGGGCGGAAACCAGGGCCTTTGACAGCGGGAACAGGCCGTCGAACGCGATGTAAGCGAGATCGCCCTGCATCTTGGCGAGGCAGCGACGCCCCATCGGCGCGCCAAGCTGCCAGACGCCGACCAACGACCACGTCGAGATATTGGCCGGATCGGTGCCGCGATAGATGATGATCTCGCCCTGCGTCGTCACGAAAACGAGGTTGTCGTCTAGGCCGAAACCGGCGTCGATTGTCCAGACGCCCATCGCCAGCAAATAGCCGCCTCGACGCGCAACCGACGACAGGTCGAGCAGCTGCGCGGCGCCGCCAACGGACTGAGTCGGCAGATACCACGCCTTCAGCGTGTTGCGCTGAATGAACCACAACCGGTTTTTGAACAGGCAGACGTTGTCCAGTTCGCTGGTCGTGACGCCGGTAATCGCTGGGACCGATGCGCCCGTGATCGCGGTCCATGTGGCGCCATCGTACAACCGGGGGCTATTGCCGCCGCTCACCGCGTACAGGAAATTGCCGCCGGGTGTGGCGACGTTGGTCCACTCGAAGCGCGATCCGCTTAAGCCCGACACGACGGCCGCGCCCACCGCGCCCGCCGATGTCACGTTGTAGATCGCGCCATTGCTGATCGCAAACAGGCTCTGCGTCGTGGCGCCGTTGTAGGCCATAAGCGTCTCGACCTGCGCGGGCAAGCCGGTCGCGTGCTTCTGGAACCCGCCGCGCAAAACGACGTTGGTCGCGGTCGGGAAATAGTTCACCAACTGGACGGCGTCGGTCGGCTTCATATTGGCGAGGCTGTCGCGCGCGTTCCAGCCGCCGATGGGCGCCGGCAACGACGCCACCCGCGCTGTGGCCTGTTTCGCTGCTCGCAAAAGAGGCGCCGCGCGAACCATCAGGTCGACCCGTAGCCAGAATCGGGGATGTTGTCGTAACCGATGAGGACGGTGCCGGGACGCGGCGCGAACGAAAGCGTCGCAGCGGACATGTCCTGCGCCTTTGCGGTTTCGAGCTCCATCAGGAAGTCGCGATAGAGCGCCGTTGTGTCAAAGCCCTTGGCCTCGAAATACTTGAGCTTCGTGAACAGCACCATGACCCGGTCCGGGTAGATGCAAGTATCATCGTCGGCCGTGAAGCTGTTCTTGACGATGTCCGACGACGATAGCGCCCAGCCCTTTGACCGGTACTCGAAGCCCAGATATTCGGCCGTCGTGGTCGCTGGCCAGATCTGAAAATAATTGCCGTAGAGCCGCCAGCGGATGCGCGGCCCGGTCGAAATGTAGCCCGAAAGCAGCCATTCCCACTGTTGCGGGCTCTCGGGTCCAAGCATCTCCCAGCGCTTCGACTTGTCCCACTGGGTGCGGGGCACCAGCGCGTCGTAATCGCTTGGCAGCGAGTATTTGGTTTTCGCGAATGTGATCGACGCTGCGGTTCCGGCGCCAGCCGGGGTCTGGTTCAGCGTCACCTGCGTCGGGCTGTCAACCGACTGGATGAAGGTGTCCTGGTTGATGCCTGTGCCGACGGCCATATAGGTCGTGTCGAGGCCAGCGGTCGTCGGAATTCCCGTGATTGCCGCCGAAGACGTCGTCCAGGTGCCGGTCGTGGCAACGAATTGAACCGTAAAGCGATACGGCTTGGTGAGCGCGCGCCAGTCGTGACGCCGCATCAGCTCGTAGCCGCAGGCATTCATCAGCGCAAGCGTCTGCGCCACGTCCTGCGATGGATTGCCGGCAACTGTGCCGGGAACGACAAGGCCCAGCTCGGCCGTGACCTGCTGGACAAGCTGGACCATTGTCGAACCCATCGTCAGGCGCTCCTGTCAAGCGGCGGCCGCCCGCGGCGCGGCGCGTCTGCCTTGGCTTCCATCAGCGCCGCGACCTGAGCCTCCAGCGCCGCGAGCTTTGCCTTGGCCTCGGCCAGTTCCTTGTTGTTCCCGGCTTCCAGCTTAGACCGCAGGAAGGCCTGCGCCTTAAGCCGGAGACCGACGCCGCCCATGCCGACGCGCATCAGCTGCGCATCGGAGGCGGTCGCGATCTGCTCGACCGTGCGGAACTTCAGAATCTGAAGCTCCGAGACCTGCCCTTCGTTGATGTCATGCGGAGCGGCGGCGTACCAGTCTTCGAGCTTGGTGCCGGGCAGCTCGCCACCTTCGGTCTGCATCTGAAATGCAAGCCACTGGCGCGGGAACCGCTCCTTGTGGTCGTCGCGCACGGGCTGGTCGACGATGTTGGTCGTATCGCCGGGCACCATGATCTGCACAAACGGCCGATTCAATTCCTTGTGGATATAGAACTGAACGTGCAGCTTTGCATCGGCGTTCGCATCGTCGCTGTCCAGCGGCATGATCAGGCGCCCGCGATGCTGATCCACGTCGTCGCGGACGTGGCAATGAACAGCACGCGCGTGGTGGTCGTGACGTTCAGCGAAGAAGCGCCGGCATTGATGGTTGAGCCGGTCGCCGGGTAGACGGCCAGCGTATTCGCGCCCGCGTTGTAGACGCAAACGACCGCACCCGCTTCGGTCGGCGGCAGCTTGACGCCCGTGCCGGACGCCGTGGTGGCGACGGTGTTCCAATCGGCGGAAAGCTGGAGCGCGTCGGCGGCGGTGGTGCCGGTGGCGGTCAGCCCGGTGGCGCCCGTGCCGCAGATCGCCTGCGTCGCGCCGCCGCTGTTGCCCATCGCAAGAACTCTGGAGGGGATCGGCATTGCTTTGGTCCTTTCAGTTCATGCCCATAAGGGCGGCAACGGTCGGGAGAAGCCCCGTTCCGTGAACATACACTTCTGCACCGCCTTCCACCAGTTGCACGGAGGCGGTTTGGAATTCGATGGCTTGTCGCACCATCCACGGCGCGGCGATGAACTTGCGGTCGCCGACGCAGAATTCGGCGCGCTCTTCGCCGCTGTTCAAATCTTGCGGGTAAGCGTGGCCTTCGCCCGCCTCGGAGTAGCTGCTGTCGAAGCCGAACAGGTGCAGCTTGCGATGCCCCAGCGCATAGGCCAGCGACATGGCCTGCAAGCCGACGGTTGTCCCGCCGCCGATCAGCACCGCTTCGCGGTTGTCGATCCACTCGGAGATTTCGGGATAGGCCGGATGCCAGATGGTCTGCGGATGGCCCAAAATCGCCTCGTACAGCGTCGGATGGCATTGGGAGGCAATGAGGTAGTGCCGAGGCCTCGGGCCGCGCAGGAAGGCGATATTTTCCGGCCTGGCGTCCAGCAAAACGTGGTGATCCGTTTCGATGCCAGCCTCGTATAAAGTCGGCAGCACGCCGTTGGTGGCAAAGACCGTCGCCCCGCCACGTTGCAGCGCAGCAATCATCGGCCGCAAGGCGCGCATGGACGGCCCGCCGCCGACGATCAGCGCAGGGCGCTTGTGCGGCTCGGCCAGCTCCAGCCACGGACGATCCAGCGCCGACGCCGCGATGACATTGGCCCGGACAGCGTCGTCGCCCGCGTTGCAGGTGATCGGGATCATGTCATCGAGGTTGCCGGCGACGATCATGCGATCTGCACCACGGTAACGATGACGGAAGGGATAACCGGGACCGGCGCGGAGGCCCCAAAGGCGGCGATAAACACGTTGGTGTCGGTCGTGGACCACATGAGTTCAAAATAGTCGCCCGCCGAAAGCTGTTGGACGAAATTCCAGGCTGGGATGACTTCGGCGTCGGCTCCCTGCACGGAAATCTTGCCCGCGCTGTTCGCGACATCCGCGCCGTTGATCCGCAGCCAGAGATACGCCGCCGCCGATGACGCCGCCGTCTTGTCAAACTGCGCCGAAAACTGGATGTTGTAGACGCCCGTTTGGGCCACGATGATGCGCGACGCTGGCGATCCGATGCTGACGCCGTTCGACAGCGACGTGTTGGACAGCGTGATCTCATACGCCGTGTTGATCGCGGCAGCGGTCTGCGTTGCGGTCGAATAAAACGACCCGTTGCCGCCCGGCAAGATGGTGCCGGAACCTTGCAGCGGCTCCCAGCGGGTATTTGACACGGCCCAGTAGAGGCACGCATCCAAGGGCAACAGGACGTTGCTGGTTTGCCCGCCGATGGTGGAATTCGTGTCGTAGGGATAGACCGTGAGGTTGTTTGCGCCCGCGTTGGCGAGAAAAACCGTTCCGCCCATTTCGGTCGGCGGGAGCTTTACGCCAGAACCGGAGGCGACGGTTGAAACGCGATTGAACACGCTGTTGATGGCGGTCGCGTTCGCCGACGTTGAGCCCGCAGCCGAAATGCTGTCGGTGCCTTCGCCGCATATGGCGACGGTCGAAAACGACGTGACGCCGGAATTGAGAACGCGCGACGGAAGGGCCATGCGTATCCCGAAAGAAAGGGGCGGCGAGCGAACCCGCCGCCCCCGGTCGTCAGATGATCTGGCCCTGCTTGTGCGGACGGTTGATCGAAACAATCACCGTCGACACGCCCGAGGCCACGGTCGCGAGGTTGGCCGAGCGCGCCCCGAGGAGCTGCTTGCCTG